TGCCTGACACAAGGTCGGAGGCCGGATGGGTGTGGTCGTTGGAGTCCGCCCATTCGGTGACGTAGTCAGCACCGCTCTGCTTGACCAGAACCTGCCCAGTCGTCCCTCCAGGGGCCACCCCCTGCCCGGCAGGCCCCTGAGGCCCAACCACGCCCTGAGGCCCCTGAGGCCCCGTGTCGCCCTGTGGGCCGGTGTCGCCCTGTGGACCCTGCGGCCCGGTAGCACCCGTGGCCCCCGTGGCTCCTGTTGAACCCTGGGGGCCACGGAGGCCGGTAGCGACTTTGACGGACCGGGCGATCGGGCGGACCTTGACAGTCCTGACGATCGGTCGGACCTTGACGACTACTAACTCTGCCATGAAGTGACCCCTTGCTCGATGGTCACCGCACCCTGCAACAGGACGTACCGGTCTCCTGAGGTGTTCTCGACGATCAAGTCATACCACGCAGAACCAGGCGTCATCGCTTCCGTCTGTTCGTCCGTGATTTTGATGTCGATAGTGCCGGTTGCGGCAGTGAGAGTTATTCCCGATCCATTGTTCAGTCCAAGAATTCGAGCCGCAAAGGCATCAGTCTTCAGCGTCTTGATCTGCATCTGAACATTGGACAAGTTGGTAATGGCATTCCCGTCCGCGTCCTCATAGATCACCTGCATCTCGAAAGTTGAGGATTGATACAGGGTGATGTCTTGAACGGGAACATCAGACATTACTTCTTGCCCTTCTTCTTCTTGACCTTCTTGCCGGTCTTCTTGGCTTCAGCAGCCGCCGCCTTCTGACCAGCAATGGTGTACGGGTAGTGCTTTGATCCAACCTGGGGCATGTCAGCCTCCCGTAGATCCGCTGTTCTTCAGGGTCAGGCGGGCACCGGTGTAGCCAAGGGCAACCAGAGCCGACTGGATCAGGCCGACAATCTGAGAAGCCGTGCCCTCGAGCGGGACTGCACCAGATGCGACAAACGCTCCGAGCATGACAGCAGCAAATGCCAGCCAGAATTCGGTGGTCTTGTAACCGGGCTTGGGATCCATGGGTACTCCTACTGAAGGGTCTTGGTCACCGCGAGCCGTTGCTCGACAGTCTTTCGATACGCGGGGTCGGCCTGGTAGCGAGGATCTCGCATTGCCTGAGTCACCTGTGCCCACGATTGGAAGGCACCGGCTGCGTTGTTCTGGGAGACATTGCCATGCACCATGCGAGGACGATTGGTCGCCTGCGTATATCGGGCACTCAAGCCCTGCATGTGCAACTTGATCTGCCCCATGTCACCACTCATCATGGCATCGTCGTACGCCTTGATCTCTGCTTCGGTCAGGTTCTGACCGGCCCAGGCCACCATATCGTTGTACGCCTGCTCGCCTCCGACCATGCCGAACACCTCGGCACGCTTCTGATTCATGGAAGCCCGCTGTCCTTCGACAAAAGCATCCATGAACTCGCGGCTCAGGCCCTTGGCTTCATATGCAGCGTACTGCTCTTCAGTGAGATCCTGGCCGTTTCCGACTGCGGTCAGGATGTCGCTGTAGTCGTTGTCTGAAATAGCGGACGGCTTGTCACCTTCCTCAGGTGCCTGCGGCTGAGACCGCATCCGCTCAAGTTCGGTGTAGGAGTTGACCAGAGACCGAAGATCAACTTCGCCGTTCTCACCAATGAACTTGTCAGGAACCTGAAAGTCATCGTTGGGAATAGGCTCCTGAGCGGGGGCGTTGGGGTCCTCAGGGCCGGAGGGGTTTCCTTGAACTTGTACGCTTTCCATAGTGTCCCTATGCTTGCGGCGGAGCCTGGCCCGCCTGTGACATCATCGGCCCCATCGCCAGCATCGCTTGCTGCATCTGGGCCTGTTGTTGTTCTTCCTGCATCTCTTCTTCGGTCTTGATCAGACCATCGGAATCAATACCCAGAGCAGTCGCTCGGCGGTCCATGTACTCCCGCAGGTTGACGAACTGAGTAAGCACCTCAGGTCCGAGCAGTTGACCAACGCCAACCAGAAACTCATCCATCTTGTTGAGATCGTTTCCACGCCCAAGAGCCTCCACGCCTGTGACAATGGCCGGATGGACCAAGTCGCTCGGCAACTTCGGGAGTCTCTTGGACCTAGCCATGATCGTCATGATCTTCTTGACCATCGGCAACTGGAATTCCTGACTCAACACGCTGTAGATGCCGCCGAGTTGCCGCTCAATGCTCTGGGTGACCAACCTGACTTCAGCCGCCGTCACACGCTCTGCATTGCGGATGGCGTTGTCAGTCAGAAGGAATGCGTAAGAAAGACGATCTTGTAGCGTCTGGACCACTTGATATGCAGTAGCGAAGTCCGCCTGCTTGTTGATCTGGAGGACCGAGACATCCGCCGCTGAACCTTCAACAATACCGCCATTGGGTGCCTCCGCCAATTTGCGAATACGAGTGGTGCCGTTGGGGGCGACCATGAACAGAACCTTGGCCGCAGCGGCGGAGCCTTCAACGATGGATTGCATCAAGCCTTCGAGAGACTTGAGGTCACCAATGTATTGCTCAACGTACCCCCGCCCGTAATCCTCGCCATCCACCCGGTTCATTCGTAGGACAATGAAGGGACTGTCTTCTTCCTTCACCGTACCAACGGAATCCGGGATGATGGACCCAGCCACCTCTTGGTGCAGCATGTAGGTGCCGTCGCCGACCGCCTTCATGCAGGTGTAGAGGTCTACCGTGCTGGTGTTGAGAGGGTCCCCAGATGCCGCCACAAGAGCCTGAGCGTCCTCAGGAAGCGACTCAACGGCCATGGTCTCCTTGACGATCACCGTTTTCAGGTGACCCATGGCATCCCGTTTCACGACGTATCTGGTCAGCGGAATGATCCGCATCTCGCCTTCGTCGGTCATGTGGATCAAGACATTGCCAGCGACGATCAATTGCCGCAGAGCCTCAAACACCGACACCCGGTATGCCCGAGTCTCAATCTCCTGGGCCACGGATCGCTCGATCTTCGCCAGCGACATGTCAAACTGCGTCTTGATCTCGGCCCCATTGGCCTGCTGCTCGATGTCGTTCATGGCCGCCTGATCAATGACGAGACGGAAGAACGGGGTGTTTGGAGGCAGCAGGCTCAGAAGCAGGGCCGATGCCATGTTGTTGACACCCCGGGCACCGACAGACTGGTAGGGAGTCGGTAGTCGGTTGGTGTAGGTGTGACCTTCATCAACAACAAGCGTCGGGATGGTCAGTCGAGAAGCGTCCCTGGCTCGCTCGAGGATGGTATGCCGTTGGCTTTCGAGGCGGGAGTACATGCCCTGAGCGGAGCCTTGGTCCATTAGTCACCTCAGGTAGGGATGCGAAGACCGGTGCCGGTCTTGGGGACTCGAAGAGCCGACGTTCCACGACGACGACGGATGCTCAAGTCTTTGAGACCAGACTCTGCCGAGTATTCCGGAACGGACTGAGATTTCATGGTCTGCTGCTTAGGTGCTTTAGGGGTACGGGACGCCTCCGCCAACTCTTCGGCCTCCTTGGCCTGCTGTGCCATCTGCTTTTCAGCCTGCTGCTGCTGACTCTTGGCGTCCTTCTTGGCAATGTTTGTCTGATGAGCCTGCGCACCGACTGTTGCAGCAGTCATGATCAAAAGCGGAACCCACCACCATGCCTGCTGAACCTCGGCTGGTCCGCCGAAAAACAGATCCCACACCCACACACTAAGTTCCATGTCAGTCCTCCAGGATGTTGTCCTGCTGTCGTCGCATCTGCTCGATCAAGAAATCGACGACATGTCGTTGACCCGCCTTGAAGAACACCTGACGTTCGGTGTCGGACAGTTGGGCACACTTGTCGGGAAACCGCTCATCAAGAGCCTGGACAAGGCTTGGCGGTACATTAGGAAATGGAGAGTCCATAGAATTCAACACCCGTCAACATCTGATTCAAGATCAACGTCGCCGTGCTTCTCTTCGATCTGCCTTTGATGATCCATATAGGCGGCAAGAAGGCAGATGTAGTTGATGACATCCACACAAGTGTCCCGGAACGACTCGTCGGACACCTCAAACCGACCGGTCTTGCAGAAGCCGGAAAGCCGCTTGATCTTGTCACCAAGGCGGACCATGAACCCCTGCTCGGTCGTGACCCCCATGTTCATGTCTTCCACGAACTGGAAGTTCTGGAACGGGTGCGTCCCATCCTTACCCCCCGAGTAATCGTGGTTCTTCCGCATGGACAGTTCCAGGGCCTCTCGGCAAAGGTCCCCATGGAACTTGAAGTAGTCCTCTCGATTCATTCCGGCTGCCACGGGATGACCTCCATAGTGTCCCAGTTGAATTCTCCGGGCCGCAGGATCCGGGCGACCCGTGCCTGTGTCAAGGCGTATTCCTCACTGAGGCCCTGCTTCTCGTAGGCCCGAACCACCGTGGACCAGGAACAGTCCGCGTCCAACAGACGGTCGGCGGAAACAGGACCAACCTTTGGACATCCAGAATACCCGTCGGTGAGGTCGCCCATCAGGGCCTGGCGGAGGTGATATCGATCCGCCTCCTCCCTCGAGATGGTCAGGAACTCATCCTTGTCAGGTCGGTACAGAGGCCCGGGCAGACTGAGCATGTCCTTGTCGTCACTGACGTTGACCGTATCAGGCCCGGACATCAGCCCCAGAAGATCGTCCGCCTCAAGACTCGGAAAGTAGTGCGTGCGGTACTCGTAGAACACATGGTCCATCAGCGGGCGATACAGCAAAGGCTTCCGCTTGCTCTTCCGATGTGACTTGTAGGTGGGCAGAATCTTCTTCCGCCAATTCTCGTCACGCTTTCCGGAAACGCACATGATCAAGTGGTCGCACTTCGCACCATCCCGCCACGCCCTGGCTTCTCGATCGAACACCTCTCTGGCAAACTTGAAGTCCCCGGACAATGTCCAGATGTCATTGCCCCAGTCGATTGCTTCTTCACAGGCGGCGGTCACCTGGTAGATCAGCATGTCCGCATCAATCAGTGCCGTCTTCATCACCACCTCCGTAGATCAGTGAAGTCTTGAGCGACTCGGTAAGGCCAAGACAAGCGTAATGCGGACCCTTGACGGACATCACCACACCATCCTCAGTCGGTGTCCGTATTGCAGCCCCGACAAAGATCAAGGAATCGAAACGCCTGTGCAGTTCCTTCAGCAACACAGGTGTCTCCACAAAGTTCAACGAATCATCCATTGAGTCCATTTGGCCTGCTCCGGTCTGTAATCTTTGTCAAGTCGAATGTGAAATGCTTGACGCTTTGGTAGTTCCTCAAAGGGCAACCAAAGCATCCAACCACGGGGACTGACAACGAACATGACATCAAGGTCATCACGGCGGTACTGCTTTCGAGACCTCGCTTTGCCATTGTCAATCCTGAGATAACTCTTTCGACCATTGCTCCACTCACTTCCCGTTTTGACTTGGACCTTGTACCGCTTGTTCCCCTTGACGGCGATGAAGTCCACGGACCCGCTTGAAGACGCGACCGGCCAGAACAACTCGTATCCCCGCGAGGAAAACCAGGCAGCCGCAGAGAATTCGGAAGTAGCCCCCACGGAATGAGAATGGAACATTCGGTTTCCTCAATGGGTTTCAGCCCAGTTGTCGCCAATGGAGAACTCGCCATCCAATGGACAACGGACGTTCAATGCTTTCGGCACATTCCTGATCGCTTCTACAACGGTCTGACCACACAACTCGGCCTGATCTGGATCGACCTCAAACTGGATTTCGTCATGCACATGGGCAACCTGCCATGCCTTGACCTTCCGCCACTTGAGGAGCGTGTGTGCATCGACGGTAGCCTGCTTCATGATGATGGCACCGGCAGATTGCAGCAGGAAATTCAGTGCGGAATGCTTTGATCGGATCGGAATTCGGCGGTTGTCGAGACCAATGACGTACGGTCTGACAGACAACTTGGACACCACGGCCTTCTGCAACTTCGCTAGGGCAGGCATGCGGCTGGTGAATCGCTTCATGATCTCCTTGCCGTCTTTCTCAGAACCACCAATGATCGCACCAACCGTCTTCGGACCCGCCCCGTAGATGAAACCATAGATGAACGTCTTCGCCTGGTCACGGGTCTCAAGACCAGCCGCCTCTTGGTTCGCCACATGGATGTCTCCGTTCAGGATGATGTCAGCGTACTTGCCTCCATCCCAGTGATGAAGGTAGTGAGCCAGGCAGCGGAGTTCCAAACCGCTGGCATCGATGCCGACCAACTTCAAACCTTTTGTAGGAATGAACAGGCTGCGGAACTGTTTGCCGTAGGGGGATCGGACTGCCGGTACCTGAGCGACGTTCGGATTACTGTGCGAGCATCGGCTCGTTGCAGTCCCGATGTGTTGGACAACACCGTGAATCCGACCGTTCTTGTCGAAACGCATCAGACCACTCTCACCTTCTGACAACTGACCGACTCTCTTGGAGATCATCAGGTAGTGGCACATGACCCTACCGATACCCGGTGCCGTCTTGAGTGTGGTCTCATCGATCTTTGGATCACCGCCTGGCGTGAACTCCGTCGGCTGCCAACCCTGACCAATCAGATATCGAGCAATCTGCGGGCGGCTGTCCGGGTTGAACGGAATCTTCTTTTCTGTGGGCGGTCCCGGGCACACCTGCTTGGGACGGTATCCAGATGCGACGGCTTCCGACTTCGTAGGAAACCTTATCGATTCATTGTCCTCAATGTACCAGTAGGCAGGCTTCTTGCCGACAACGGTATCGGGCGGAACCACCTTCTCTAGTTCCTCCTTCAACTTGTACTGTTCTTCTTTCAGTAGGCAGTACAGATCGGCAGCACCCTTTGAGTCGAAACCGAATCCTCGAAGTTCCTGCTTTCTGAGAATGCCGTGAAAGACATGTTCGAGAGCAATGGCATCCTCGCAATACCTCAAACGATTCATGCAGAAGTGATAGAGGCACTTGGTGACGTTCACATCCTGAGTGCAGTACTCCAACATCTCAGGGGTGAACTGATCCCAGGCAGACTCTTGCTGACCGTAGTCGCCCTTCAAGACACCGAGGCGATAGCCCCATGCCTTCAGGCTGTACGAACCGATGTGCCGTTTCATCTCCTTGTCTTGGAAGATCCTGAAGTCATCCTGGCGTTGATCGGGGAACGCGAGGCGGGACAAGACACGGGTGTCACGGACCATCCCTTCCGGGTGCCAGGCCGGGTACAGGTGTTGGATGGCCGGGATGTCGAAGTTCATCACGTTGTGCCCGACAATGACATCCTGCATCTTGAGGAAGTGAAGTCCTTCCTGGATCTCATGGTCATCCGAACACTGAATCAACTCCTCGCCGTGGCGAATGACCAGACAATGAATCTTGGTCAGACCCGCAAACGTGTTCCAATCATCAATCGCTGTCGTCTCGATGTCGAAGAATGTCGGCTGCATCATCCGGTTCCACTAGGTTGTTGTCCAACAGATACTCACGGATATACGGATCCGCAAGCAACAAACGCTTCAACTTGTGAATGAGATAGTCATGTGCCCGAATCGCTCCCTGCCTAGACATCGTCCCTTCCTTGCCGTCTTCTCTTGGGAGAACCTGAGCGAGTTGTCTGAACGTGAGAAGGCGATTGGGGTCATGACTGTCCTTGGGCAGGAACTGATCTCTAGAACGGCGCATCATCAGAAGATGGCTCCTCAATGAACGCGGTCTCGGACAACAGGCCAGTCAATCGATCGTACCGAAGTACCGAAGACAAACCTGTCTCCCCAGTCCATCTATTCTTCAGGACCCGAAGACGGGTGATGTTCTTGTTTCTCTCGTCCTGCTGGTTGCGTTCCAGTCCAATCACGATGTCGCTCAACTGACCGATGGCCCCCGACCCACGCAACTGTCGAAGGCTGGTACTGCCGCCCTCTTCATGGGCCGTGCCGGTTCCAGGGGGTCTGGTGAGATGGGACACCACGAACAAACAGAACTGGAGTTCTTCAACCAGCGATCGAAGCCGGGTCATCGTGTTGTCAATCAGACGCCGCTCGTCGCCGTCTCCAATCCCGCTGACTACGATGCTGAGGTGGTCGAGGAACACATGGCTGCATCCACAGGACCGCACCATGTAACGCCCCCGGCTCAGCAGGTACTCGGTCTCCCTCGAACCGAAGTGGTCATACAGCACAACACGACCACTGCCGACGGCTGCATCAAATGCGGCCTCAAGTTCTTCAAGACCGAACTCGTGTTGGTCCCATTGCTGTGGCGGGCAGCCAAGTTCAATGCCCATCAATGCCTTGCTGGTCTTGATCACGTTCTCCTCGAGAGCCATGACCCCTACCTTCTGACCCTTGCCGATGAGGTAGTGTTGCCAAGCCCGGCAGACACTTGACTTGCCCTGTCCGGTGCCA